ATGGTTCCGAATAGCATTCCTGCTGCTGTGCTTACTCTTGCTAAGTATCAGTATCAGATGGCATTTGTGGCGGATCAAGAAATAAACATGCTTGCTTGTCTAACTGAGATTATGGTGGAGTGTGAGTTCAAGTGAACGAGAAAGAACTTGAAGAACTTAGATATAATGTGGCACATCACTTGCTTAGTAAGATGAGTAAGGGTTCTCAATTTCAATATGCATTAGATAAAATGCTACAACTCTGTGATCAATACACAGAAAAAGAATTAAAAGATATGTTACCTAAACAAAAGAAAAAAACTAAAGGAGGAGGATTCTAATGAAAACTAAAATTAAAGCACAAGTCAAATCTAGATTTTACTATGTCTTCTGGGGAACTGCCACCATAGCAGTTGTTCTTGGGCAACTTTATGTTGGAACTGGATATCGAGTTTTGCACAGAGATATGCAGGAACTTCTTAGTAAAGTTGAAGGAGTTCTTATTCGTGCGACACCAGATAATGAGCGTAGTTTTTATTGATGAAATCACTGAAAACCCCTCTTCGTTATCCTGGTGGCAAGTCTCGTGCTTGTACTAAGATGGATCCTTATATTCCTGATCTACGTGACTACAAGGAATATCGTGAACCGTTTCTTGGTGGTGGCAGTGTAGCGATACATATTACAAAAAAATATCCACATTTAAAAGTGTGGGTAAATGACTTGTATGAACCCCTTTATAATTTTTGGAAAGTCCTGCAAGATAAAACTCTAGGGTACAAAATGTACAAGAGACTGCAGGAATTAAAATCTAGATATCCAGATCAAGAATCTGCCAGGGGATTATTTTTAGAATCAAAGGACTTAGTAAATGAAAGTGATCAATCCAATCTATCTCGTGCTTGTAGTTTCTACATTATTAACAAGTGCTCTTTTTCTGGTCTCACTGAGTCCAGCTCCTTCTCAAAACAAGCGTCAGTTAGCAATTTCTCGATGCGTGGAATTGATAAACTCCCTGGATACACGCAACTGATTAGCAACTGGAAAATTACCAATCAATCTTATGAGAGTTTGATGGATAATGAATGGGACACCTTTGTTTATCTTGACCCTCCCTATGATATCAAAGATAATCTTTATGGTAAGAAAGGATCAATGCATAAAGGGTTTGACCATGATAGATTTGCTAAAGACTGTGACGAATGTTTTATGCCTCAATTGATTAGTTACAACTCTGATCAACTGGTAAAAGATAGATTCAAAATGTGGAGAACTGGTGAGTTTGATTTGACCTATACTATGAGGTCAGTTGGTGAATATATGAGGGAACAAAAAGCAAGAAAAGAATTATTACTTTTTAATTATGGAACTGAAAGATTGGTTGAACTCAATTAACTTTACAAAGGAAGATCTAAGTGAAGACATTAGCTCTTACCCTCCATATATCGTTAATCGTTGTTTGTCTGGGCACCTTGATTGTGTCATGTTTGCTAACGAGATGAACAAACATCCTAACTTAGATAAAGATATGCAATATTCTTTTTATCTAAATACTTTGAGGAAAAGAAAGAGATTTTCTCCCTGGCTCCGTAAGGATAAAGTCACGGATCTAGAAAGCATCAAAAAATACTATGGTTATAGTAATGAAAAAGCATCTCAAGCTCTGAAAATCCTGACTAAAGAACAGATTAATTTTATTAAACAACGACTTGATATTGGAGGAAGGAAATGACTAATACTGTAGAACCTACGGTTGATTGGTCTCAAGATCAAATGGTAGAGGTGCTTCTTAACGAACCTGATGATTTTCTTAAAGTGCGTGAGACGCTGACTCGAATTGGTGTTGCATCAAGAAAGGAAAAGAAACTCTATCAGTCCTGTCACATCTTGCACAAGCAGGGAAGATATTTCATCGTCCATTTTAAGGAATTATTTGCCTTGGATGGTAAACATGCTAACCTTACGATGAATGATGTACAGAGACGTAACCGCATCACGCGCTTGCTTGCTGACTGGGGTTTAATTAGCGTCGTCAAGGAAGATTCTGTAATTGATATCGCGCCATTAAATCAAATTAAAGTTCTTGCATATAAGGACAAATCCGATTGGGTGCTGGAACAGAAATACAATATAGGCAAGAAAGGGAAGACACAAGAGACTGAATGAATATAATTGTTATAATCTGTCTGGCAATAGTGGTGATGACCTCATATGGCATTTATCTTTCCTTTGGACCGCCATCCAAAAAACTAGATGATACATTTGACGAGCACGAACACTAAATAAGTTGTGTCTTTCGTGCGGTCGCTTCAAAAGTCGGAAACCCCTATAAGATGGTGTGGTTGTTACTACACCATCTTTTTTCGTATCGTGTATAATTAGTAATGTCAGAGGATAGGGGGGTTAACCTCCCCTTTGACGCCAAGGATGCCTTCGGGGTCCACAAAACACAAACTCGCTTTTAAAGGAGCTACTATCATGGGTAACCTCACACGTTATACTGCGTCGGATCTTCCTGATCTTTTAGATAAGATCTCAAAAAATAGCATTGGTATGAATGACTATTTGAATAGAGTATTTGATTTACACGAAACCACCTCAAATTATCCACCGTATAATCTGGTCAAGATTAGTAATGTTGAAAATAGACTAGAACTAGCATTGGCAGGATTTGCAAAGAAAGAAGTGAATGTTTACACACAGGATGGTAAACTCTTTGTAGAGGGGCAGAGGGAGGATAAAGAGAGTGATACGGAGTATCTGCATAAAGGTCTTGCTCAGAGGTCTTTTAAGAGGGCGTGGACGCTATCTGACGACACTGAAGTAAGGTCTGTTGACTTTCAGGATGGAC